TGGGTCTTGTTGCTGACCGATAACCTCAGGTGCCCCAGCCATAGCTTCTGCTGTAGCACGGTCATAAATACCCGTCTCTGGTAGTCCGAAGTCTTTCTGGAACTTCTTCAGTCCACGTTGAACACCACCACCGAAGATACCATCAACACCACCTACCTTGTAGCCAACGTCAATCAGGTTCTTTTGTAGTATAGTGACCCTATCTCCTTTATCACCTCGTGTTAGGTCATTAAAGACTGCATCGGAGCTTTTGGTCGAGTATGCATCCCAATCAATTCCTGTACCAGCCATGTCAATTACCCTCCACTGGGATGTCTCGTTGTTTCTGTCTCTTGGTACCATCTGGATCAATAAACCAATCACCGTTATCAAGACTATTGAAAAGCTTTTCATCTTCTGTCTGTTCATCCGTCCAAGCTATAGGCCAAGGTTTCTCCTCTGTGCCGTAAGTACTCTGATCCTCCTCACGTAGTACTTTCTTGATTAAGGTTCTGAGAATATCTTTGTCAACATTAAAACTCTCCATTTTCTTGAGAATGTGGGCCTCTCGTTCAGCACCACGCAACCATCTCGGCATAAATCCTCGTATAGCCTCTCGCAGATTCTCCTCAGAGAGATCACTATCTTCAGGAGTTTTGTTGCTGGCAGCTTCTGATGCCTGGTCCACTTGGTCAAAAACAATAGCGGGTTCAACTATACTATCAATTTCTTCTTGCACTTTTCCGGCGGCTTCCTGTTCTCTGGGATCAACCAAAGGAGGAATGTTTGGGAGAACTGAAACAGCTATATTATCATTTTGATGTTGGGCAGATTTATATTCGAACAAGCCTATATCCACTGGATTGCCATCGGCTAGTTTAACTAGTCGTTTTCGTTTGCCTTCGAGGACTCTAATCTTTTCATAAAGGCCTAAAATCGGTTTTAACCTAGAGCCGAGGAGGTTATCAATACTTGAGTAATCTTCTACACTAAAAGCCTTGGAGTTGAGATACTTTTGGAAACTGCCTCCATGTTGATCGTCTATTATGGTTCTAATCTTATAAAACATTTGAAGCTTCTTTTGGGTAAGCTGTCCGACTACACTTCCAGTTTCCAAGTCATTTTCTGCCTCTTTATTAAGGTCTTTTTCTAGTTTGTCGAAGTCAAAAAACACCTCACCTGTGTCTTGGTTATAGGTAAGGTACTTTCCAGCACCTTCAGACTTATCCGAGAGAGAGCCAATTTCAGTTAAAATTTGATTGGCTTGGGCAGCTACAGACTTCTCCACTGTTCTCAAAACTTTAGTCGCAGCTTCGCCGTCTACTCCGAAAAGAGCTTCGAGATTTTTAATGAAATTTGGTCCGGCGAAATTCTCTTCATACTTCCCACCAAGGATGAAGCTAGGGTTTTCTGACACCAAAGCTAAACATGCCTTGCTATGAAAAGAAAAGTCCTTTGCGGCCTCTGGGTCTCCTTCAATCTTTTTGGATAGGTCTACTGTAAAAGCTACTTCTTGAAGATAGTCAAGACACTCTTCAACACTTTTTTGAGGGGCCTCCTTAACATAAGTGCTAGGGTCCACACCCTCTTCTTCAACTTTTTCTTTCAGTTCACCAAAGCCTATAGTAAAATTATTACCAGAGCTTTTTAACACTTTGATCATCGCATCCAGATCGCCCCCCGCCATCTCTAGCACCCTTTCTGGGTTGGCATCAATAAGTTTATTAAGGGCCGCAATCACTACAGGGTTTACACCTTGCTTTTGAAGAACTCTGGTCACGCTGTCTAACAGAGCTTTTGGGTTATCAAAGCTATCTAAACTTCCTACTAACCCCTTCATAGACTTAAAATAATTTTTAACTTCTGTGTTGCCATTTTCGCCTAAGAACGCAGCATACCTAGTCTGGAAATAACCATTCACCGTTGCAGCTATTTCTTGTCGCTCCATTTGTGAAACTTGGTTATCTTTCAATGCTTCTTTAAACATGGCGAAAACCTTGACATATTCATCGGCTACAGCACTTATAACACTATTACCATCAATATCCTCGCCTGCTTTCGCCATTTGTTCCTGCTGAGCTAAAACAGCCTGTTTAGTGTCGTAACGTATTTTAAGTAACCAAGCTTCCTTGTTAATCTGTTCTTCACTAAATGTCTTTTCTCCACTACTGCCATCATTTAACTTGTTAAGGACCAAGACCCGGTAGGCTCGATAAGTACTTTCATGGTCTAATATCCATTTTTGCATTGCAGTCTCTTCCGTGTCCACTCCAAAATCCTCTGGTCTTGAACCCGTGACTCGTGTAAAGAAGGCCGCCTGATCTGACGTACTACCCCCGTTTGCCGCAATGAGGTTATAATAAGCCTTTTGTGCAAGCATCTTTCCAGCTACCTCGTTAGAGCCTACAATTTCAAGAGCCTTACTCATCTCTGACACGTAGTTTTGGTTAGCTTGTCTCTTTCTACCTGCCTCAGTAGGGCCACCCGATGTCGATCCCTTAAAGAAACTTCTGAAGGCTTCAGTTACATCCGGCTGATCTATGACAGGGATTGCTTCGATCTGGGTTTCCAGTGTCGGGGCTAGTTCACTCATTATTAATCACCTTTTCTGAAAGTCTCTCGGCGTTTCCGGTATACCCCATACGCAAGAGTTTCTGCCAAGAGTCAAAAACATCTTGATCAGACCTTGACCAAAGGGAATTCCTTATTTTATCTTTCTGCACTTCTGTAAGTTTAGACCATGTAAGTAGGCTTTCTATACTCGCCAGAGCTTTTTCAGCAGCCTCTTTGTTTTCGTTATTAATTGCATCCCAGAAACTACTCACAAGAACACCCGTCGCTTTGTATACAATTTTATACTCTTTTGATGATGCATAAATAACGTCATTTGCGTCGTAAAACTCTTGGACTTTTTTTACTGGGACACCAAGCGCAACGGCAATAGTCTCGGCAGTATTTAAGTCAAGTCCTTGGATACGTTTTCCCGACTTGGTTTGGTAGATGTCGTCCCACACAATCCCTTTTACTTTAGCCCCTATATCTATAACTTTAATTTCTCTGAAGGCTTCAGCAAGTTTAACCTTAGAGTAGTAGGGGTCACCCCTCGTAATAGCTGCCATAGCCGCAACAAGGCCTCCGGCAAACTCATATGATTTACCTCCACCAGCGCCTAAGACAACCTCTCCAAAACTGTCCTCTCGGTAAGACTTCAGAGTCTGTGAAATACCATCGGCTACAGAGACCCGTACTGCGAAAGCAGTGTCTACACCTGCGTACTGGAACAAGGCGTCTAGGGGACCGTACTTAATCAAGTCCTGTGTCTTACTTCCTTGCCCAATCTGGAGGGTTTCAGGCAGGAAGTAATTAACTGTATCAGTCAAGTGTTGTTCGTTTACTACAGATAAGCCTGTTGTACCCCAGAAAGGTCCAAGCATTATTGCAAGACGCACTCTCTCGCTCTTTGTCAGGCTTCTGCCTACGAATATGTTTTCCATAGAACGAAACATAAAGGAATAAAACTGGAGTGGAACCTTAGATAGGCCATACTGTGCAGTCCCTTTATTAGCTTGTGTCATTCTAAGCGTGTAGGCTTGCTCCTTGTCTGTTATCCAGAACCTAGCCTCAGAATTATTTAACTTGGCAGTCCTACTGCCTTTTATCTGGACCCTATGGTACTTAAGGGCAGCCACGCCGAACCCTGTATTACGGGAAATCTCCTCGCCTTTAACAAAAGGCTTCATCCCTGCTCTGTATACCTTGTCCCAAACCTTACCTGTACTGTGCATAGCCACCCGACCAGCACTGCCCTTAACTCTTAATGCTCCCCTAGACTCTAAGAAACCCTCGGCAAGATTAGAGGGGTCAACCTCATACCGTCCAAGGTCAATATAGAGTTGTCTGAGGTCTTTCATCTGCTCAGTAGTCATACCAAACTGTTTGCCCATCCCCTCTAGGAAGAGGTCTAACTGAGGCCCTCTTGGTATACCCCTAGATTTAAAGAGGTACCTTCCTAGTACGGCACCTTCTATACCGTCCTTCATGCCAGCCATAGCTACGATATTAATGCTCTGCACACTTTGTAGGAATACCTGGAAAGGGTCGCTAAAGAAGGTACTGGAAAAACCAAATCTGGTCAGAGCATTACTCGGATTATCAGGGGTGTACTTACCTCCTGTAACAACCTCAGACATAGTATCTGCTAGATCGCCAAGGAGTTTTTCTCCCTCAGGCACCATACCAGACCTAAGCTCAAAAACTCTCTTTCTGCTTTCGAGTAACTTAAGGAGATCAGTGTCGCCTGCTAATTTCTCTGTTCCTATTATGTCATAGTAGTCTCTGTCTGTCCAACCCACATAGTCAGGGTTCCCACCCTCTTTATTTACTATGTTTTTTGCAGCCCTGCCTAAGGATACCTTGGCCGCTGTATCGTAATTTTCTGAGGCCACCTGCCTACTTACGGTATTAGTCTGAGCAATAACGCTACCTAAGGGGTTTTCATTATAGGTTGGACTCCCCCCATAGTGTAAGAGAGGTACGTCACTCCTCCTTGAGAATGTCACAAATTCATCGGCAGTGGCTGCGGGAATGAAAGTATCTCCAACAACGCCTTCGTATACTCTCTCGTCCCTAGCTTTATATAGAACTTTACTAACAGCCCTTAAATCCCAACCTTCATCACTAGCAACCTTAAGGAATTTACTGACTGTATCCATGTCTAGGTTTTTAGCCCAAGAGTTGTTTGCAGCTACGTCAGCGTCGGTTAAGGTACCGTCAGCGTGTTTCTTAAATAGTGTCTCAAGTTGTTTAACTGTTTTAGTAGCCTGGCTTCTTGTTGTTGTTGACAAAGCAACCTTAACAATCTTACCATCAGCCCCTTGGAAAGTCACAAAGTACTGGGCCTCAGGATTGATACGGGGACCACCAGCATTATACCCTAGAACATCTTGGGGGTCTAAAGCATGAATTGTGTCTGTGTCTACGATGTACCTAGTCTCAACTAATCCGTCAGTCAGGTCTGTTTCAACCTTAAAGATATTCTTCTTAGGGCCTGAGTACTTAGAGAACTCTACAAACCTCCCTGTTGTAGCTTCTACCACCCAATCGACATCATCAGGAAGCTTGGAAACCTTCTGCCCCGCCATTGGTCTAGCCTCGTCTCCGAGAACTACACTGACCCTTCTGACTTTATTCCTGTGAAGTTTTCTAATAATAGACTGGGCTTTGAGGATATAGTTGTAGTTACTTAAGTCTACTACACTCAAGTAGCCTTTAACTACTTTTTGACTAGGTTCCTTGCCATTATGTCTAGCTTTCCAAGCGTCTACAAACGCATCCTTAGACATCCAATTTCTTTGTTGCGCTAAGTCCCTAGACTGTAGATCAAGAACTATGTCCCCTACTTCTTCAAACTCCCTCGAAGAAAGCTTTCCAATGTCTGTTGTGAGAACCTTAGCAAATTTCTTTATCGTAATCTTACCTGTTTCAACCCTCTCAGCCAAGTTATTTAAGGCTTGGTTATCTCTTAGGTAAGCACCTTTTATTGGGTTAAGATGGCTGAGACGAGACAGGGCCTGTCTAATGGCTCCTCCTATTGCCTCTACTTTATGTTCTACCTTAACAAATTTATCTAAATCTATCGGCACTTCGTACTGTACTAGGTACTTACCTTCAACACCATCAACAGGGATCACTTTCGCTTCAGGTATGTCCTTAGCAATTTTCTCGGCTGTCTTCTTAGATATAGGAAGACCTGTTCTAGCATGTCCAAAAAAACCGACTACGGTATTCTTTTCGTAGTTAATCTTAAAGTTGTTTAGGCTTCTGCCAACAGCTTTAGTTACTTCCCCTTGGATTTTAGTCACCCACCCAGTTATTGCGGCCTCGTCATAGGTATCACCTAACGCCCTCTTAGCGTAGGCGTTGGCGTCTTTAGTGGCTTGAACAACTCTTGCACTTATTGTAGAAAAATTTAACGTGGGCCTCACCTTAGCATTAGGTGCTGCATCATTAAATGCTGATGGACCTAGATCAGATAGGTTACTTGTGTCATCAGTAGCATTAGCTATTCGTATAGCAGCTTGCTCTGCGACTGTTTGGGAGTCGCTTGCAGCACCTATTCGAGTTGCTGGAGTAGACGAATGTTGCATGTCATTGAGTAACTTGACTCTACCCTTTACTGAAACAACCTTCTTCAACATACCTTTGCCTAATGTACCGACAGGAACGGCAGCAGTGGCTAAGTCAAATACGGCGAGCAGTCGATCAAGTTGAGCCGCCGAATAGTCACCTAAGCTAGTAGCCCTAATCGACAGGTCTCCAAGTGCTTGAGGGTTACTGCTTAAAAATACCCCCTGTTCTTTGTAATCTGCGACAATAGGCTCAAGGAAGACCTTGAAATCTTCGAGAGACATATCTCCCGTAATGGCGTCAAGGAAAACCAAGCCTTCCTTTTCACCCCTCGACATAAATACGTCTTCAAGTATATTCCAAGGCATCCTTAGAAACTCTCGGTCTAAGAAATTGAGGAACCAACCTGCCTTATTAGAACCCGACTCTACCTCTTCTTCAATTTTTTCCTGAAGATACCTTAACTTTATCGACGAATTTACTTCAAGGGCAGTGAGGTCAGGGTTTTTCATACTCGCCTTAACGAAAGCAAAGTATTCTTTCGGGTTCAGCAATTCGGTTTTCTCTTGAATGTCTGAGATATTTTCAGCGTCCTTCGCCTTGTTCTTAGGGTTTGTCAAGGTTTCCTCGACTTTTGCTATGACTTCATCATATGCCTCGGAAGATAAGGCAGCAAGGTCTTCAGGAGTTACCTCGTCAGATACCTTACCAAAAACAACAAGAGAGTCCATATCTCTGTTCTTTACCTGTGTAGTACTGGGAGTAGACACAGGAGCTTCTTTTGTATCTTCTCCAAGAATTACTGGAGGCCTATCTTCACCAAGAATTTGAACCATTACACGTCCTTAACCGATCTTTAAAGCAGTTTTGTCATTCAAAAGCCCCGTTGTGGGCTTCGCAGTTTTTCACGTTCCATTCATCCGCCTTTGGCTTAAAGCCAGCCTTTATTTTTGAGTTCACCGTATGTGTCTTTAAAATCTGGCATAAGATTACTTAGTCCACTCAACGCCAAAGCCCTGCCCCTAGCTTCAGATATATTTCCAGATAAGCCACTCTGTTGAGTGGCGTAGCCAGCGGTAGCTCCAAACTGAGACCCAAGCTGCCCTACCATAGGTGTAGCCCCTGTGTTCTGTCCAACAACCATAGCCCTAGCCCTTCTCATTTGGGCTTCTCTTAAAGCAGTGTTTGCAGTCCTTCTCTGGGCAAGTTGAGCCGACTTTTTTTGCTCCCTCGCTGCCTCTTGTTGCGCCCCTAAAGAGGCTACGCCTAATCCTAGTTGTAGTATTGAAAAAACTTCTGGCAAGGTGTTTACTCCTATCTGTAGATAAAGACCAAAGAGTCTGCTGTCTTTATATGGGGCTTAAACCCCAGTTTTGTTAATAGTCTTATGTTTTTAGGCTGTTGGTGGTCGTTAGGAAGGTGGGCGAAGATAGCTTTGTAACCCTGAATCTTGAAGAACACCCACCAATCTTTTAAAAGGCTCCTCATTTGCCTGAAGACAGACACATTAAACTTTTCTATGTCTGAGAAATGGATAAACACCAACTCTTCTGTGTACTCTAAGTCTACCCCAAAGGTATCCCCTCTGATACCCTTTAGTCTAGTACTTTCTGTTGACACCTTGTAGAACTCCAAACCCTAGTAAAACAAAGTCCTTACCTGTAGTAGACTCAAACCTAAGTCTCATATTACGGCCTGAACCTCTGCATTTCAACCTTGATGTCACAATGTTATCAGGATAATCCCATTCTGTCAAGTCACTTGGATCAACTACAGGAGTATACTTTAGTCTGTACGCCTCCTGAGCAGCAGAGGATACCGTCTTTCTGAAGTCCCAGTAGGTTGAAATCTTTAGGGAGGATTCTCTGACAGGTGTGTATCCGTCATTCTCATTTCCTGTCCAGCCTGTTTCAGTGGGTCTTAGGTAGACCTGTACGTAGGGTGCGGTCTTCTTTCGTATAAGGTCTCCCATAAAGTCGTAACCAGCTTCTGCGAAAGATACATAGTCTCCCCCACTGTCCCAATCCTTAAAGGTGGTGGAACTAAAGGATGCTATAGTGACCTTATTAGTTCCCCCTGTTCTATCCAACACTAGTAAAGCTAGGGCAGCGTCTGCTGTAGCTACTTGTGTTTCTCTCTGTACAATAATTGTGTCACTACTACTGTCAGTAATAAGAGTGGTCCCGTCATTCGCCGTGACGTCTACGTCAATGAACTCTGAGCCGAAGCTGTCTAAGTAGGCGGCTGATATAATATACTGTTTATCGTCTGCACTACCTGAAATATCCCAAGGGTAGAAGGCTTGCACAGGAAGGTCCATTATAAGCACCTTATTCTTTTTATTCTTGTCGGCGGATGACTGGCTATTTTCTGGGTAAAACCAGTATACTCTCTTATTAACTTTATCGAAGATTGCCTCACACTGTAGTTTGGCTTGGCCGTCAATGCCGTCAAAAAAGGTTTGTACTGTGCTGATGCTGAGGTTCTGTTCACCTAGTCTCCCCGATACTTTGTCTGAGACTAGGGTGTGTATACCGTTTTTAGACCACCAAATAGGAATACCGTCAGCTTCTACATACGTCTTAACTCCGTTTATTCCGACAGATGTAACTTTGTTTACAGAATATGCAGCAGGAGAGAAGATTCCCTCAACCCCTGAAATCTGCCACACCCCATTCTCGGCAAAGACTAGTAATGAAGTGCCTACAACAGCGAGCTTTTGGATGTTAGCCGCCTCTTTGATCGTTATGACACCCCCATCAGTATCTAGCAAATCACTAAGGCTCTCTGATGAAGGGTCGTTCTGTTGGTAGCACCTACCAACTTCATCAATATCGTCAACTAACCTAGAGAAAAGTATCTTACCTGCGTTCTCTGGGCTTTGAAGTCCGGCATAAAAAACACGGCCTGAGAAAGAGGCCACAGACTTAAACCTTGAAGACTCTACTGTGTCAAGACTATCCCCAAGGGTATCTGTCTGCTCCTCAACATCTGCGTTGAATGAGACTGACCGTTCCTTATTAAAAAAGTCGAGGATAAAATGGCCGTTACCTAGTATAGATGAACCAGAGAATATTTTTTCCCACTCAGACTTGTCAAAGTCCCCGTCAGAATTTTTACCAGAGTACCAAGGGTGTGTCAGTGGAGGCCAGGCAGTACTGCTATAAGAAGCGTTTGCTGCGACACCTTTAGTTCCGGTCCACCCTCCGTTAGCACTGTCATACTTCCGAGCATCGGTAACACTTGTATTAGGCTCTTCTTCGCTATACTCGTCAATGTCCCCCTGCCACTTAAAGTCCCTCACTTTAGGAGTAATCTTATTGACTACGATACTTGAGTCACTTATGTACTCAAGATAGAAAGGTTCAATAGCGGGGGAGACAACAATAAGAGACCCGTCAATGCTAGTTGTTTCAATCTTATTATCTACAACTTCAACGCTGTTACTAGGGTCTAGGTCACTATTTCCTAAGTCTACATAACTACTTCCAGTACTTCCATCAGCCTGTGTAATACTCAGTCCAGTCAACTCAGAAGCGGAGTAAGGCTCCTCTACTGTATTGTAGAAATAAATCCTGTCCCCTTCTTGTAACACCAGCCAGTTTTTACCAGCGATACCGCCTACGTTATACCAGATACTAGACGTAAAAACCTCTGTTCTTGTTGTGGTGAAACTGGAGTCAACATTACTGTTCTCTAATTCGACAGCTAAACGTCTTCGCCTAGAACCATCCCTTTCAAGGACACAGTTCCTTTCGTCAATAGAGGCATCCTCTGGGAACGTAAGCTCTCCTGCCTCAGTTACCAGACCTTTTACGAATGTGTTGACCGTTTTTTGGTTTATCGTTTGAGGCATTCTTTCGCTTCCGTTCCGTAAAATCCTTGGCAAACTCGTTTCTTCTAGCTGCCTTAGTTTGCTTCATATTCTTCAAGTAAACTTCAACAGCCCTCTTTGCTTTCTTTAAGCTAGAGTAACTTCCTTGAAGGTCTTTAGGAATAAGTCCTTTCTCAAAAGACACTCCAAAGAAACCATAACCACCGGGCTTTATCTGGATATGGACTTTAGTAACGAGTTTGTCAGATGTGATCACACAAGTCTGTTTCTCCGTGTTCTCTTCTATGTTCATGTTCTACCGTACATCGGCCTCTTGTTTACCTGCTCAGTCTTGTATAAGTCATTTCTAATATGAGACTTCAGCCTACGAGCAGCTTGCTCCACCTTAGGATCAGTACCCGACTTAAACAAGGAGAAACACGTTGACTTAGCTTCAGCTAAGAAGTAAGGAAATAGTGTTTCATCCAGATCGGGTACAAAACTATCTGTTGTCGAGAATGTGGGGAAGAATGAACCGAAAGCCCTTGTCTTAGACTGCTGAAGAGTAGACTCGATTGAAGCATCGTAGGCGTTCATAATGATATTTTCATCGTCGAAGGACGTGTAGTAGGTAGGCATAGTATCATTACTGACAAAGATGTCTAGGTTACCGCTAAGAGTTTCAACCTTTAGTCCGTTTTGGTTCATACTCTCAAGAAAGTAGTCATGGTCTACATACTTAACTTCAGTATAATTCTCGCCTGAGGCCGCTGTATTGTACGAAACTTTACTTACTTGTTTGACGTTTGTAGGATACTTAAAATGGGTAGGCCTTGTGCTGTCAGCTAGTGCCGTCAAGTCCATAAGCTTCTTATGCTCTGGGATGTCTCGGCCTGCTATTATGTTATAGTAAGTATCTTCTATAACAGAAGCAATCTGCTGCGCCTCTACCGTATCACTGATGGTATTCACGTCCTCTGAGTCCATATCACTCAGGATTGACTGAACCATCTGGAGAAGTGTACTCTTCATTAAGTTCCCTCCACACAAACAACAATGGTAGTATCTACATGGGCTGTAGCACCACCGTTGCAGCTTATCTTTACATAATCTGAGCCAGTTACATCCTGATTACTGGCGGGTACTAATGTGTCAGTATCTCCTGCCGCAGAACCAGACTGGGTAATCGTAAGAGTTCCCATAGAGTTGTTGCTTGAGTCGTATACTGTAAAGATAACATCGGAACCAGCTATAGCTCCACTAAGAGTAGTTTGTACCTTAGCAACATTACCTGCGTATGGGATGGGAATGTATATGTCACCTGACGATGCTATATCGTCAATGTTCAAGACCAGTGTATAGGGACGAAATTTCCAAGAGCCACTACCAGACCCGTCAGCAACATAGACCCGACCAGCCCCTGAGGTATTTGCTCCTTTAGGTTCATGGCACTCTGAACCAGTAAGTGAAGAATGAAGTGTCATTGTGAACCTCTATGTATAGGAAGGTGGCCCCAGTTAAGGGACCACCAAGTTAGATTAAACGGAAGGGTCAGTTACGACAGTAACGATACCTTCAGGGCGGTACTTCTTGACTCCGTAACGAGCAGTAGTTACATACTCATGCCGTTGGTAGTCTTTGTTGTACTCGTAGTCAACTTCAGGCATTTGTCTCCAAGCACCAACAAAAGGATTGGATGCAGGGTCAGCCGAGAAGAACAAGTTAGCTACACCATTGTCAGACGAGAAGTCATTAGTGGTGGTACCATCACGTTCTTTCAGAGCCGAGTCAGAGATAGTAGACTTGAGGAAGTTGGACGTGTATACGTCGAAGCCATAAACATTAGCAATGAAACGCATACCAGTAGTTGCACCGTCTCGGACGATACCTTCCCACTGAGGGTTGTTGCTTACATTTACGAGGTTAGTCAGAGTTGACATCTGGAACTCAACCGAAGGATCAACGATAGCAACCAAGTTACGATCACCGACCTTAGACTTCTTCAGCGCATAACGGGCAAAGGCAAAGTCTGCGACTTCGATTTTACCGGCGTTACCACCAGAGATACGATGCGAAGCACCGTCAAGAGTTTCAGCGGAGTTAGCTGAGACACCCACTTCAGACATAGCCAGAGACATTGACTCGAAGTGTTCCATGATAGCTCTTGACTGTTCTGGAACAAATCTCGACTCTAGTTCAGCAGAGTAGAATGAGTCCTGTGCAGCTTTCTTAGTAACATAAGTAGCTGACTGGAGGTACTCACCAATAGTGAACGAGAACTCGGCAGTATCCAGTGGTGTGTATGACACGGCAGCATCTTCAGTGTAGTTTGCCACGTCAATTTCACCGATAGTCGGAATAGTGAAAGTAGACCCGTCAGGGAAACCTTCCAACATTCTGACGTACTTCTGTGCCATCATTTCATCCCGAAGGATGTCTTTAAGTTCTGAGGACCATACCTCAGAACGAATTAACCGACCCATATCGGTATTTGAGGAAATCATACCAGCCATTAGACTAGTCCTTTCTAAGTGTTACCAAACTTATCCCCCAACCTCATTTTGTCTTCCATGAGTTGTCTTTGGACAGAGGGGGTAAAGTATTTGGATGAGTTTTCCCGACGCATTGCCTGGTAATAACTCCAGTCACGTTCCGTCGAGGCTTGAAGGTTGACACTTTCTGTCCGAACAGACCCGCTTACCATAGGCTGTAAGGTCTTATGTTCTTTGCCAAGCAGAGTAAAGAAAGCACTAGGAGACTCAGAAGCAATTTCCTGCATTTTTTCTGGGGACATACCTAGTTCTTTAGCCTTCTCACTAACCTTATTAGGAGCAGCATCGCCGTATTCCTTTTTAAGGCTCTCTTCTACGAGAGCAATATTCTGTCTCACAACAGTATCTTTCTCTCTCTGGCTAAGTGTCTTTTCGACAAGGCTCTTCAGGTGATCCTCACTAACACTTGACGGGGTGTCGCCTAAATTAGTGCCTCCTGTATGGTCAGACTCTTCAGAAAAAACGGAGGAGGTATCCGTAGCCTTGTTCTGAAGTGTTTCGAGAATTTCTTTGGCATAGTCCTGTTTATTCAAGTCTACTCTCATTTCAGCAAGCTGACCTTCAAGATTTTGAATATAAGTATCTGCCTCAATTTTACCTTTAGCAAGTACTTCAGGGTCTCTCCAATTCTCGCCTTTCGTCTGTGCGAGTTGATCAACAAAAGAATCTTGGGTTTGTTCTGGTGTGATCGGCTCTTGTTGCCCTATGGTTTGGGCTTCTTCAAAGATTGTCATTAGTTACCTTTCGGTTAAGGTTATTAAATTTAGCAGGTCATCAAGTACAGCATTGTACTCATTGACTGCAATTTGACGATACTCCCAATTAGGAATATCGTAGTCTCGAACACACTCCTTCTTAAAGTAGTTTTGTTCGAGTACTTCTTTTAGGTCATCAAAGGCATTGCGGTGAGCAAGGACTTCTCCTCTACGCCTCTCCTTCTCTGACTTAGGTACGTTTTTAAACCAAACTGAGTTCATCTAAAATCTTACCTTAAATGAAAGGCCGTTAGGGCCTACGTCCACCGACTTGTTTTTCTTTTTTATAGTGACGCCGGAAAGACCCAGTGTTGTTTTTGTCTTACTTTTAACAGGCCGAGTAGCTTTTTTAGCTGTAGGTTTTCTGAATCGCTTACTTAAGAACTTCATTCTATTGTTGATGTCTGTCATTTTAAATCCCTAGTTCAGCCTTCTGGGCGAGGTCTTGCTCGTTCTGCATCTCGGCCTCTTGCATCACTTGTTGGGTAGCTAATTGCTCAGAGATAGCCACATTATCACTAAAGAGTTCTGGTTCACCAAGCTCTTCTGAGAGTATCCTAGCAAACTCTTTACCTGATAGGTGTGCTGCAACAGACGGATCAGAAAGCTTAAGCTGGTATAGTTGCTGTAAGTTCTGTATCCTCCTAGCCCTCTCTGCAAAGTGCCTAGCACCGATTGGCACAATCTTACCCTCTGCTGTAATATCGTCTTTAGTAATAGACTTAAACACTTCGACGCCATAGTCTTTGTCTAACACTCTTACCACGTCTGACGTATTAAGGTACCTTCTAGCCATCTCCAACATACTATTCAGGATTGGCTCTAGGAAAGTTCTTTCAAGGTGTGCTGTCTTATGTTCAAAGATGCGGGACGCAGAGTTTTGTAGTGTCTGTACTTCGAAGGCTGTCTTCTCTCCAGGAGTACGGAAACCCATTGCCTGTTTAGGGGCACCTGCCATCTCTTCCATCTTAGCTTCGAGTATCTGGATTTGAAGGTCGGCTTGTAGTGCGGTGGCATCTGGTGCCATGTAACCTACATCACCCTCTTCCCCCATGTATATACGGGCACCAGGCTCAAATTCAAAGTCTTCTACGTCTCCCTTAACCTTCAGGATTGGGTAGGCGATCTGGTCAAAGACATCTGCCTTAAGGTTCTCTAGGTGGTCGATGCGATATTGCATACCGACCAAGTTGTCTAGTGGACCCATTGCGTAGAGGTTGTCCGGTCTTGGTCTCCAACCAGCGTGGTAGATAGGTGAACCCGCAAGCCAGCTTGGGTTCTGTTCGTTAGAAAGTACATAGGCTCTATCGAGTACCGTGATAACTCTATTTGAGTGGAACTCGTTATCGCCTTTTTCGTAGATGTCCCCGTAGAAAGTCAGAACCTCTACATAGTCTGACTCGTAGTACTGCCGAATATTTGAGAAGCCATCAGCTACGTAGGCGTCACCCTTATACTTGTCATCGCCACCTAGTACAGAACTTCTTGCGGCTAGACTTTTTTCAAACACTTGCTTGAAATGTTCGTTCTCAGGGTTTTCGTCGCACATACGTTTGATGTCACCGAGAGACTTTAGGCTTCTAATTACCTTAGGTGTTGACTCAAAGTCTTTTGCCGAAGGGTTAAAAACAATATCAAAGGGAGAGATACGAACTAGCTTAGGCCCTATGTAATCAATTACAACTTCGTCTTCAGGGCCTGTTAAATACTTCTGCTCCCAGTTTAAGGTGGCGAAGCAGTTTCCGTACTGGATATAGTCGTACAGGATGTCGGAGCAGGTATTGACAAAAGCTGACTGCCTAACTTTAGTATCTAGGTAGGCCTGGATTATATCCCTCTTAGCCTTTAGCTCTGGGCCACCCTTCTCTGCCTCAAACTTCATCCACTGTCTTCTAGGAAAGAGAGTAGCAAAGTAGTTTGCATGGAGGTTATCCATGATTTGAGTTAGTTTCGGGGTTGTTGTCGAGTTTGACCAAGGCAACATAGAGTTTTGGGTGGTCTTTGTATCCGTAGCGTATAGGTAGTTCCGTAACTCTTTTTTCTCTTCTAACCACTTACTACGAAGCTGGTTCCACTCATTCCATCTTGAGGCTATTTCTACCGCCAAGGTATCTGGATTGAGGATTTGTTCTATGTCTATGCTGTTCATTACCCAGTACCTCTGAATCTGTTATTAGCCCAGACTATATTAGTCCTTTTGCCTTTGCTATAGGCCTTAGATGGTTTGACTGCTAAGTCTACTACAGCGGCTAAAGCATCTTTTACATCGTCATGCGGAGGATTACGACTTGATAACTCTTCTTCAAGCACCTGTATATTACCTCCTCTGTAATGCCAGATAGAAAGGTTATCATATCTAGGCTCTAGGATAGCAGCAATTCTTTCTTCCTTACTGCCCTTATTAGGACGATATTCATTAATGCTGAGAGACAACCCATGCTCTTTAATTAGCTCTTTCAGTTGTCTGACGATAGCTTTCTGAGCTACTGTAGTCTCTGCCCGAAGTTTTCTAAAACCCCACTTAGTTACTAAGACCAAGGCATGTTCAAAGTACTCAGAAATTCTGTCCGTTTTGAATCTGTCGATGTCAAGTATAAACACATTATTTGAATTGTCAATACCTATTACGACAATAGCTGTATAATCTGCCTTTTTATTTAAGCTAAATGCAAAATCAACAGCAGCGAAGACGTTCAGCCTATTCTCTTTGTAGTACCAGTGCCCCTGTTCTAATACTAAGTGTTTACGGTCATAGTACTGGAACTTGTCTGATCCTACAGGAACATTGTCTGGGTCAGAGGGGTCATTATAGTACTGTGCCCTAAACTGCCCTTTGTCCAAGTACTGTCCACGCTTCTTTGCCAGCACTCTAATATCAAAGCCAAACCACTTACCATCTTTGCGGTGTTGTCTAGGCCAGAGAAACTCTCCTGTACCATCACCGTCTTCTTCTACGGGTCTCTCAAAGACTTCGTAAATATTCTCTTCACCAACCTTAGTGCCTTTGTGGTCGTACTGGTCCTCGACCATTTGAAGGAGGTCATTATAAAGGTCTGCTGGATGGTACCTGGTGCCTACCACCCATTCCTTTGCCTCTGCCCCTTCAATGGAGGAGAGAAGGGAGTATTGACTCTTAACCTTCCCTCGGCCCTCACCTGTGTACGCATTCTCGTAAACAACAATATCGTCCAGAACAGCTATGTCACAGTGCAGGCCAGTCAGTGATGTTGTCAAACCACCTGTAAACACAGACGGGTCTCTAACATTTTCCTTCTTTCGCTCTGGGTGGTCTAACATAATCTCTGAGGTAGTCCACCTAGCCCTTTTACCTTCTTCAGCATTAACGTGATCAGGCCAGTATCTCTGGTAAGCCTTGGAGGTAAGTATCCCTTTGATGAAACCTAGCTGCTTCTCTGCAAGGTTTGCTGTAGCAGAGATGTATAATATTCTTAGAGTAGGGTCTCTGGTTAATTCCCAAGCCACTCTAAAGGCAACAAGACGAGACTTGCCGTGGTCTCTTGGGAATAGAAGTAGTTGATGAGTCTTTGAATTTTCCCTAGTCCACCAGCTACATACATCTTCGTGACACTGCCCTAACACCTGTTCTGGAGCTACCAGCTTAATAAAGGTAACTAAGTCGTTTTCTGCTGCAAGTCTAATATCGGAAATTGACACAGACATATTAGTCTCTAATACTCCTGAGGTACTGCTCTAAAAGCTCTCTGATAGACTTGATGTTCTCGTCCATTCTAGCCATTGTAATAGCCTGACCCTGGACTACCTCTCCAAGCCCCTCAATCTTAGTGTCGTGTCTAATTATATCGGTCTGTGCTTTATCTAGGTCGTTCCTTAAAGTGGAGACGAACCACACGAGAGATACAGTCTGCATAAGTATTGCAAGTATCAGTGTTATAGGCACAGACTTTGACAGGTGCCAGCTATTGTCTACCATAGTGTTCTCCTTAAGTCTAGGGTTTTAGTAAAGTATCCCTAGTCTTATTAGTAAGTAGGCCAAATCACACTCTGGGGAAAACCTGACTGTTGTGGTACATCTAGTAGGGCTTGTCTATAATCGGCCAACGCCTCTTGTTCCTCTGCCGTTAAGGAGTTCCACCTAAGGACATGACCAGCAACAGGGTCAACCTCTGAGACAAGCAGTTCATTACGCTTTCTACGGACTTCGCCTGCTTGAATCTCGGCTGGATCAGGTGTAGGCGGGGCCGTAAATTTAACCGTAGTCTTATCTACTTTCATTAGGTTGAATAAGCTGCTGACGTCAAACACTGCCCCTACATCACTTGGGTTACAGGTGAAAGGCACCCACCCAAATTTAGGGTGATTGACTTCGCAGTCTATTGTAGTCTCGGAAGACCACTCTGGGTTTTTATATTCCATTTTCTTAACTCCTTAAACTGTTCTAACGTATAGTGCAGGGTAGTACTTTGTATTTGCGCCTATCCCACTTGTATAGAGCCTAGCCTGACCAGACTGAAGTGCCCTCCATGTCCCTGAAACGGCTGTTCCTGTGGGGGCGGCTGTACCTGTCATCTGTATAGTCGCAAACCCATTTTGACTACTTGATGTCGTGTAGACCAGACCACTGCCTGCGTAAGTAGAGTCTGCGGTAACCGAAGTGTTTGAAGTCCCTGTTGTACTTTGATACAGAACCATAGTTGTCCCTACCGCCCCAAGACTACTAGAACCAGAACTAGCTTCTTCCCATGAAGGAAGACCTGAGGATACCGTCAGTACCTCGTCCGTTGAGCCTATGGCCAGGCGAGCAAAGGCTCCGCCAGCGGTACGGTAATATAGGTCTCCAGTCGCATCCGAAGTTACGTTGACTGTCGGGGAGGTCAAGGTAGGTGACGTCAGCGTCTTATTGGTAAGGGTTTGGGTTGTAGAGTTGGCGGTTATCTCCACCCCTTCAACAGCTAACTTACCTGCTGACACCCTTGTAAGTGTCGTATCAGAAGCATGTCCTACGTTTATTCCCGTAAACTGTGGACTATCCCCTGTACTGACGCCTTGATCTATAGCCTTAACGTCAGCTAAAGCAGTAAGCTCAGAGTCCATTAAGGCCCCTGCACCCTGTACATCACTAGACGTGATGTCTGCCCTAACTTTGGTAGAAATCTGTGCCCCAGTTACTTTTTTCGAAGTACCTGCCTCATTAATTTCAAATTCATTTGCGTCAACTACGGAGCTTGCTCCGGTAAGCTGAGATATTTTTACATTAGCCATTTAGTAAACCCTTTTCCATGCTCCGTTTGTGTGTTTGTAGACTGCTTCTGGTCGGTCCCAAGTACCTTGCCATTTTACGAATACCTCCGAGTCTTTCCAAGTACTGTCATCTTTAACGTACATATCCCCTGAAAAAAGTATTCTAGTCGGGTCTCCGAGGATACTGCCTTCCGCTTTATTTTGCACGAACCTGATAGACCTTGTATCAGAGCCGCTTTCTGTTTGTCGAGTATCTCCGTTTTCCGTTGCTCTTGTGTACTCTTCGTCAACAGCTTCGTATACCCCGAACCAAGCGTGTGTTCTTCTTCCTGTTGCGCTCAGGCTGGAAGTACCTGAAACAAGAGATACAGCGGGGTACGCTCTTATAGCTAAGGAGACAATACCTGTTGAAGCTGATAAGCTACTGCTAGTCTGTCCAACAAGCCCTGCTACCGAAACGATACCTGCGGAGGTTGTCAAGGAACCGCTTGGTCTTCTTATCGCATTGGCTGTCGCATTAAGATCAGCCCCAACGTCTTCAGTAACTCGTCCGTCGCCAGCTTCTGTTACCCTACTATCACCTGCCTCAGTACGTCTTTCCTGGTGTACTCCTAAGGAAAGTTCGACCCTTGTTATCTCTTTTATAGAGGTTGAGAAACTCCCTGAGGCGACTAAGGATACTTCAGGCCTGCCTATTTTTCCTGCCTGAGAGGTCTGACTACTCAGAGTAGAAAAGTCTACGTAAGTCCCTAGAGTTACTTGGGCCACGCCAGTTAAGGCACAGCTTCCAATCTCTGTAACCCTACCGTCCCCTGCCTGAGTTACCCTTGAGTCACCGTCTTCTGTTACCCTTTGCTCCTCAGACACGTCTGAGTCAAAGGCTCCGAAAACT